CTCCATACTCTGCTTCTGCCCGTGCGACCATAGGGCCGCATATACACCGAGGTCGGGCGGTCATGGTTGAGCAACTTGGCATAGAAGGCCATGGCGTGCTCGAGGATACGTTGCGCCGTCACCTGATCGGCCGCAGCCACACCCTCATCATCCATCAGCCGGTCGGCCAGGGTCCACTCGATGCCCTCGGTCCACTGGATCGGGAAGTCCAGCGGGTCGGTGATGACCGTGGCGTCATTGACCGGCCTGGCGACCAGAAGATTGATGCTGGCCCCGTTGGATGGCAGCGGCCAGAGATAGAGGTTGGTCAGTGTCGGCTGCGGATCAAAGGTGATGATCGAGGGACTGCCCTGGGCCTGCTTGTTGGGCAGGTTGATGTAGTCGCCATAGGCATAGATGGCGAGCGGGCGCTCATAAAGCGGATTGGTGGTGACGATGAGATTGGCGCCCTCAAGGGCCAGAAACGGTGGCGTCACTGTGAACGGATTGCCCCAATAGCCGATGCCGGTTCCCACGGTGATCTGCTGGTAGGTCTGGCGGAACAGGTTGGGAAAGTCGGTCTGCCAACCCTTGGCCATCAGGTTGTAGGCGATGATGCCTTGGTTGTATTGGTCATCGGTAGGCACGCCGCCGGCGGGCAGGATGCCGAGCTTGCGATAGGCGCCCGTGATGACTTGGCCGAGATTGAGGGTGTAGGTCGCCGACACCTAGATGATCCTGACGCTTGTAGGCCTTCGGCGCGTATTTGGCAGTCTAGGCGCAATCCCTGTGATCGCCAAGGTTCCCGTGCCCGCGATGATCAAGCTATTGGACGGCGCCAAGGTGGGAGCGATCCCTGTGATGGCCAATGTGCCGGTGGGAGGCGCTAAGTTGAAGATCGCATACATCGGCAGGCGCGTTGAGTAAGGCGTGCCTGACGCCATGCTGGCCGGAACGGTCGGGTAGGTGCTGGAGAGAGCGTAGAGCCCGGTGACGCCGGTATCGCTGATCATCGACCAGACGAAACCGTTGCTGTCAGCAAGCAGGCCTAGCCAATAGGCGACACCATTGGTGAGCACGGGGCCATTGGTGAACGGAAAGACCCAGATCGCGTCGGTGCCGATGGGTGTCGGCGGTGAACTGCTGGTGGCGATCCATGAGCCGGGCGTGCCTGAACTATCCGCAAACACGACGGCGACAAAGCCGGTGGTGTTACCGGTGACAAGGGGAATGGCCATCGATGCCAGTTGGCCGCCAGTGGAGGCGATGAAGCGGCTGACGATAACGGTGTTGCCGGTCGTGCCGGGAAAGTGTCCGCCGCCGCCTGACGTGCCGAAGCACTCTGTCGCCCAGGAGCCGAACTGGGTTGCATCGACCGTGAGCGTCCAGCCTGATGTGAAGCCCGATGGCACGGCCTGGGCAAAAGCCGTGGCGCCGAAGTTGGCGGTGAACTGGCCAAGATGGCCACAGAGATTGATGGCAGGAAAGAACAGGCCCTTCTGCGGGTTGCCGGGGCTTTGGTTTGCCCAAGGGCTCGAGCTGCTGCTGTCCGCCTTGATGCCCGCCGTGCCTGAGGCCGGATCGGCGGTGGTGTTGTCGGTCCCGACCCAGTGACCGCCGTTCTTGCGAAACCAGACTAGGCCGTTGTCGCAGTCCAAGGCGACACAGACCACATCGCCTATGCCATAGGAGTCATAGGTGTAGACCGGATTGTAGAAAACGGGCGTGGCCGTGGCATAGACCCCGCCGGTGGCCTGGTAGCTGATACCGCAGGCATGGGGCTCCGAGGTCTGGCGGCCGCCAAGAAAGCCGCCGCCGGAACTGTTATTGGCCCCGAAGCTGTCTACGACGCCGACGCCATCGGCCTGGCCGTGGAACTGGTTCCCACGGACATTGACGGCGTTGTAGGTGACCTCCCAGTAATATTTGCCCTTGTTCTTGCCCTCCCAGGACTGGGCCAGAACGCTTGGTATCCCGGTCGGCGAGACGACGCATTGCGCCGTCAGGTTGCCATTGGAGAGGGCAAGGTATTGGCCCGCTGTGTGCGGGTCGGTATCCCATGTGTCGTAGGTCGCCACAGGCTTAAGCCTGCGGGTTGGTCTGCGTCAGGGTGAACCAGCCCCCCGTGCCGGGCTGGATGGTGAATGAGCCTGCGCCTGGGGTCTGAGAACCGCCCCCGACCACCGAATCGAAATAGCCGATGATGTCCTTGTTGGTCGCCGTGTTGGCGTAGATCACGCCGTAGCGGAACGTGATCCCGCCTCCAGTCAGTGTCCATGAGGCATTGCCAGTGGTGAAGGTGGCGGTATGGCTGGTGGTGGTCCATGACTGGCCGGTCAAGGCTACACCGCCGGTCGAGTAACCGGCGCCGTTGGCCACCTCGTTGGTGAGGTCCGAATAGTAGCCATGACCGGATGCGCCGGTGAAGGTCTGGTCGATGGTCTGTGTCGTGGTGGTCAGCGCCATCTTGAAGGCGTCGCTGGCCAAGTTGATGGTCGAGCCGATCTTGGTCAGCGCTACGTCAAGGACCGTGAAGTTGCCTACCGCCATGTCAGGTCGCCTGTCCCGCTAGGGTCCATGAGAAGTCAGCCGCCGTAGCGTCAACACCCGCAGGCGCCGTGGCCTTGAGCGTATCGCCTATTGCGAACGAGACGGGAAGGTTGCCTGTTGTTGCGAAGGCGAAGACACCGCTTGCGCCTATGGTGATCGTCCCGCAGGTGGTCTGGACGCCGCCGCTGATCTTGGTGAGTGAGATGACAAAGGTGCTGGTGGGCGCAAAAGCGACGTAGCCATAGCTCTGCGGCGAGGCGAACCCGGCAGGGAAGCTCAAGGCGTAGTCAAACGTGGTGAGCTGCATCACCTCATTTGACAATGGCGGTGTGCCACCCAGGAACTCATGCGCAACGCTGATGGTGCCCGCAGGCAGGGTGTGCATCTCAACATAAAGCGTCCCGGTTCCGAGGCGGTCGATGACGAAGGCGTCGGTGCCTAGAAGCGTCAGCGCCTGCGTATACGATCTGATGTCAGGCGTGGCAGCCTCCTATGGTGTGTAGAACGGAGGCTTGGGTGGATCGAGCGGACCACCGGGCACGGTCCCTGGCGACGGTGGCGGTGGTGGGACCGATGGGGCAAAGATAACCCCGGTCTTGAGGGTGACATCATCCGCCAACTGGCTCGCCGAAGGCGATGCGGGCGGGATGCTGCTCACCGTGATCGCCTGCGGGCTATAGGCCCCTATGGGCGCAAGCTGACCCGATGGCCATTTGGTGTAGATCGCCGGGCTGGTGGGATTGGCCCCACTCTGTGCGGTCGGATAAACCCCATCGGTGGGATTGAAGCCTTGGGTCAGGAACCCAGGCGAGGTTCCCGCCATGAACAGATAGGTGTCATCGCTCAGCCGGTCAGGATTGTCCTGCGGAGGCCTGGCATCAGGGAACGGGATGCCCTCGGGATAGATGTTAGGCGGCTTCATCTGCGGCGGCCTTGGGTCCAGGCATGGCGGGCAGACCTTGAGGCCATCCCACTCCGTCAGCATGGCCGACCGGCGCCATCTCTGGCTGCAGCGGTCGCAGGTGAACCAAGCCCCCCCGCTATAGGTGTTCCACCGCCATCTGCCCTTCATGAGCCAAGGCTACCTCAGACGCCTGCGGTTCCGAAGCAGGAACGCCAGTCAGCCGGGACCGCGACATAACGGCAGGTGGTCTTGGCCTTGGCGTTCTCGGTGTCGAAGTCGGCATCCTTCTCCAACTCAGGATACCTGCGCCAGATCGAGAGCAAACCCTTATCCCGCGGCACGGAGGTCTGGACGAACCAGGCCTGAGTGGCTTCCACCCCAAAGTAGGGATTGACGATGGCGCCCTCGGGGATGAGGCCCATGTTCTTGACGGCGTTGATGTCGTTGTTGGCGGTGTTGGAGCGCAGTTGGCTCTGCAGCACGCGCTCAGCGTTGAACATATCGGCCGCCGAGACGATGACCTTGCGGGCCTGGAGACTGATCTGGAGGCCACGCGAGTTCTGGCAGAGATAGATGCGCTTCAGCATGTCCTCCAGGGATGCCTCGCTGAAATCCGCATTGGTGGTCGGCAGATTGGACTGGTTGCCGCTCTTGGTCGGGTGAGCTGCTGAGAACAGCACCACACCGTCGCCATAGGTCGGGCCGCCGGCAAAACCGTTGAGGAAGATGTTGGCGTGGATCAGTTCATTGGTGACGCGCAGCGAATAGGCCAGGTTCTCGGCCCTGCGGGTCGACACCTGGGCATAGAGGTTGTCCTCCAGTTCCTCCCGCGTGACCATGTAGCCCAACGCAAGGACCGTGGGCGTGGCCAGGGTGACGTAGCCCTCGCCGTCCGAGTCGTAGACGATGGGCGAGTTTTCCGACTTGCTTCGGGCCAGGCCAAAGCCGGTCGCCTCCACCAGACGCTCGGTGGCAAGCTCGCCGTCGATCTCCTCGAAGATCTGGGGCCATACCTCCGGAAACTCGTCGTAGGCGAGGCCGAAGGAGACAAGGACGCCAGGCCAGAGAAAGTCTGGATGCGATGAGCGGGTGATAACAGCGGCCATGGGGGTCTAT